TGAGGGTATAGCGCAAGGAAAAGGTAAGAAACAAGCGGCTGTTGACGCAGGTTATTCTGAAATTTCTGCTCACGTACAAGCTGCCCGCAACTTAAAGAAAGATAAAATTATCCAGTATATTGATAGATTGCGTGCTGATACAAGGCGCTTGACCAGTGAATCTATATCCAAAGAGGTTGAAAAGCTAGATAAATTGTATGTTGAGGCTAGTTCGAAGAAACAATATACAGCAGCAGTCAATGCGATAAGGCTGAAGTCTCAGTTGTTGGGGTTTTTGGTGGAGAAAAAAGAAGTTCAACACTCAACCCTTGACACTATGAACGATGACGAACTGACCAAGTATCTTGATCAAATCAAAGCAGACCATGACCTTGACTCTTGATCATGAACAACATACCGCATCCATCCATAGGGATCAGTAGGGATCCTAGGTACTAGGTGATCCGTACGGATCAGCAAGGATCAGGAGTATATATATCAACAAACAATATAATTAAACAACAGTAATAAAAAGGTTTACTAAGGATATAATTAATATATACTGGTACATAATTAACTAATAACAGAAAGAGAGAAATATATGAAAGCGATAAAAGAAAACAACGTACCTCTATCACTTAGAGAGAAAGGGGACAAAAAAGTTCTTTTCAGATTATTTAATCCGAAGAGAAACAAATCTAAGTCTTTCACTATCTATGAGAAAGCTAGACTTAGTGATACTCTAAAGCAAGCCTTTGCTAACGAATATCGAAAGGTGGATATAGAGTACGACACAACAGCTAACAATAGATTTAAAAAAGCTAATCTGTTAGTTGATGTACCATCTTATCTTTCTAAGGATAAGAAAAAACTATTTGAGGAATTACTAGCCTCAAATAGAGAGTTTATCAAAAATAATAAAGTACCTCAAAGTATTTTAGACAATCAAAAATACTTCGAGCAAATCGTATCAAAATTATAATCTAGCATCAGGGAGCGAGAATTAACTCGCTCCCTTTTTTTCTTGACGATGACGATGATCATGACGGATCCTTAGGGATCAGTATTTATAATAATAGTATTATATAGGTATAGGTATTAGTATAGGTAGATGATCCTTGAGTATAGATAAAATATATTTTAGCGTTTAACTATGACGAAAAATAAATATTAATTAAAATATATTAACTTAACTAAATAAATTAACTTATGCCTATTATATTATATTTTAAAAATTTTATTCTTTATTTATTTTTATTAATTATTTTATTTTCTTTAGCTATTTAGAACGAAACGAGAACGAAAATAAAAGAGAACGAAACGAGAACGAGCAAAAATTAAATATTTACTTTTCTATTTTTTTTTAGTAAATTTAATTATCTTTTATAAATTAAATCTTTTAATAAATAAAAGAGTTTATAGAAAGATAGAAAGAAGAAAAAAATGAAAAATATAAAAAACGATAAAAAAGAAAATACTTTAAAAGAAAATAAAGTAGCTTTATCTTTTAGAGAAAACGAAAATAAAAAAGTTTTATTTCGTTTATTTAATACTAAGAGAGAAAAAAGCGTTTCGTTTAATATTTACGAAAAAGCTAAATTCTCTACTACTATTAAAGAAGCTTTTAATAACGATTATAGAAAAGTAGATATCGAATACGATACTACGAAAAATAATCGTTTTAAAAAAGTTAATCTATTAATAGATTTAAATTCTTATTTAGATAAAAGTAAAATTAATCTTTATAAAGATTTAATTAATTCTAATAAAGAGTTTATTAAAAATAATAAAGTAGATAATTCTATTATCGAAAATATTAAATTCTTCGAAGATAAAATTAATAACTTAAAATAATCTAATCTAAATTTTATAAAGACTAGCGAATTAATTTTCGCTAGTCTTTTTTTTTATTCTTTTTTTAATTCTCTAAATTTTCTTTTTTTAAATCGTATTAAGTTTATACGAATTAAATCGTATAAAGTTTAAAAGCTTTTTGCGGCTTATACTCTAGTATAGGCTAGAGTAAGAGTAGAATGACTTATATGTGTATAAATTTTGTAGAAAAAAATTTTTTTTCAAAATAATACTTTACAATGGCTTTTTTAAATAGTAGCATTCCACCTATATATTGTAAAATTCGTAAGGAGTATTTATATGATTTACAAAAGCATCATGGAGAAAGCGAAGACTGTGTTATCTTTAGTCTCACAAGTATTCAAGGGCGTGGTCTCCTTTTTAATATCATGTTGGAAAATGGTGCATGCTTTTGGCGGTTGCCAATATGTGCCTTCTTTTCTAAAGATATGGAAAGGTCCGAAGTGCCCGATATGTCAAACGACCTTCTTGAGTTGTGGAACAGCTTTGATTATTATCATAGCGTTAATCATTTTAGTTTTCTAGAAGGTAACCGAGCAAAATTTTTTGGAAAAGATAAAAAATTGTATTTTGGTGAGTATCTGTTTACCGTTGATTGGTGCCACCCTGATGCCAATCTTCTTGACACAGATCATTCTGAAATTCCTCAGGAGCATAAGTGCGCTCATATATTGGAGCTTGACAATGGTAATTTCGCTGCTCAGCCTAATAACAGAATACTATGGCACATTAATTCGTTCACTACCAGAGATGAAGTCCCTGACTATAAAGTTCAAACAAATGACTGGAATGTAGAGAATAAGGATTGGCGGACCGAGGACACAGATAAGTTCTTCTACGAGATAGAAGAAAAAGGTTTTAAATCAGATTAAATCAAAGTATCATTGATCCATGACTATATCTATATTACTACCTACTCGTAAGCGAGTTAAACAATTAGAAAAATCCGTAGGGTCCTTACTCGATAACGCTAAGAATCCTGATAAAATTCAACCGCTTTTTGGTGTCGATGACGATGACACAGAAACTTTAGAATATTTAAAAAAAGCTAATTACAAAAATCAAAGTGTATTAAAGTTTAAACGTATGGGGTACCAAAACCTACATATGTATAATAATTCTTTATGCGCATATGCTCAGGGTACCTGGGTTATGTTTTTCAATGATGATGCTATAATGAATACTAAACATTGGGACGAAGTAATAGAAGCTGAAAAAAATTTTCATGTACTTAGAGTTAAAGAACAAACAGGCCACCCTTATAGTATTTTTCCAATCTTTCCTTGGGACTGGTTTAGATTATTAGATCATATTAGTTTACATGGCCAAAATGATGCGTGGGTATCAGAGATAGCTTATATGTTAGATATTATGAAAGACGTGGATATCGAAGTAACGCATGATAGAGCTGATATTACTGGTAACAATAACGATGAAGTTTTTAAAGAACGTGTCTATAAAGAGGGGCACCCTGATCAAGAAGGTGATTTACATCATGTAAAAATGTGGAACGCAAGAACAGCAGACGCAAGTAAGCTTGCTTGGTATTTAGAAAAAATAGGACAACCTTCTGTACATTGGAGAAAAATTGTAAGAAAAGAGATAGAGCCACTACATTTAGTTGCAAATAAATTTGACGAGTATAGAAAACGTGGTGCTATAGGTGCAGGAAAACAAAATGCAAGAACAGACATTAAAGGAACGATTAAAGTCAGCTATCCAGATATTTCAGGAGACAAAGGATCCTCGGGCAGCGGAAGTAATCGAACATCTCAATAAAATATTATCCACTTCTAAAGCTCGTAAAAATTTATTACAATACGCTAAACACATTTACCCGGGATACAAGGATCCTGCTCATATACAACTTATTGCAAAAAATTTAGAACAATTAGAGTCAGGAGAAATAAAAAGACTTGCAGTCTTTATGCCACCACGACATGGAAAATCTATGTTATGTTCAGAGTTCTTTCCAGCTTGGTATTTAGGTAATAATCCAAACGAATTTGTAATTCAATCGACATATGCTCAAGAATTAGCAGACGACTTTGGTCGTAAAGTTAGAAACCAGTTACAATCTCCAGATTTTAATAATGTCTTTCCTAGTGTTGCATTAAGATCAGATAGTACATCAGCTAAACGATTTCATACAATGCAAGGTGGAACATATACAGCAGTCGGTGCAGGTGGAGCTATTACTGGTAGAGGTGCGCATTTATTAATTATCGATGACCCGATAAAAGGTAGAGAAGACGCAGAGTCAGAAGTACAAAGAAGAAATTTAATTGAATGGTATAAAGCAGTAGCTTACACACGACTTCAACCAGGCGGTAAAGTTATTATAATTCAAACTCGATGGCACCAGGAAGATTTAGCAGGTTACATTTTAAATGAAAGTGGAGAAGATTGGAAAGTTTTAGATTTACCAGCTATAGATAATTCAGGAAACGCTTTATGGCCTGAAGCTTATTCTAAAGAAGATTTAGAAAAAATAAAAAATACAGTAGGTCAACGTGTATGGCAAGCTCTTTATCAACAGCAACCAGCTAACGAAGAAGGAAGTATTATCAAAAGAGATTGGTGGAATATCTACCAAGGAGATAAAATTCCTACATTAAGTTATGTAGTTCAATCTTACGATACTGCTTATTCAACTAGAAATACTGCAGACTTTTCTGCTTGTACAACGTGGGGAGTGTTCACTGCTAGAGATGAAAACAACGTTCCTTATGCTGCTTGTATTTTATTAGACGCTTGGAAAGATAGATTAGAATATCCAGAGCTTCGTAAAAAAGCTAATGATAGTTATTACGAATGGAGACCAGATCAAGTATTAATTGAAAAGAAAGCAAGTGGACAGAGTTTAATACAAGATTTAAGAAGATCAGGAATACCAGTAATTACTTATTCTCCCGATAGAGATAAAGTTTCTAGAACGCATAGCGTATCTTCTATGTTTGAAGGTGGATTAGTGTTTACACTTGACGAAGAATGGACTAAAAATGTTATAGAGGAGTCAGCGCAGTTTCCATATGGAAAACACGATGATATACATGATACATGTGTTCAAGCTTTATTGCGTATTCGTGATGGGTTTTTAGTAACTCACCCCGATGATCCAGAGGACGAAGATTATGAGACAAGAAAGCAACGTAGCGAAAACAAACATTATTACTCTTGATTCTTATAGAGTTACACCTAGAAAAGTAGTAACTAAAGAAATAGAAGATAGACAAGACGATGAAGTTCTTAATGCTTTTCATGATTCTTGTATAAGAATTAGTGCTAAAGTAGATATTAAAGGCTATGCTTTAGTAGCGTGGGACGAGAAAGGAGTACCTTGTATTTCGTGGTCTACTGGCCATGTAAAATCGCCTATAAGTGAAATGATGCTTCCTACCTTTACACATTCAGTATTTCAAGGTATATTGAATAAAAAATTAAGTACACCGGAGGACTTAGATGAAAAATAAACTTGGAGTAAAACAATATAGTGTTCAAGATGTTAAAGACGCTGATAAAAGATTTTACGACAAATTTCCTAGTGCTGTAGAAGACGCTGCGATGTTAAAAAAAGCAATGCAAAATCCTGGAGATGAAGTTGTAAAAATAGATGATCAAAGAAAAGCTGATCATATGCAAATGATGAAATCTTTAAAAATAGAAGTGGAGATAGAGTAATGGCTAAAAAAGAAACTAAAGAAGTCGTACAAGATATTATGGATGTAGATTTTGAAGATACATCTAAATCTAAAATGATCGATGATGATGGCTACGAAGAAGGTAAATCTAAAGATAGAGAAATGGTAGCTAACGCTGATACTCTAGGTAATTATACTGGAGGTATTTTATACAAAGGTAAAGTTAAAGATTATCCAGGAGCTAAAAAACTTTTAGAAAAGAAAAAACCAAAAGTAATTCCATTAAATCCTGATTTTAAAAAGAAAGGCTAATATGAAAAAAAATAAGATGATGAAAAAAGGTGATCTAAATAAAGATGGCAAAATGTCTTCTTACGAAAAGAAAAGAGCTATGGCAATTGCTAAAGCTATGAAAAAAAAGAAGAAGAATAAAAAAAAGTAGATGGCTAAACAAAAGTTTGTCCATTTTGTACCTAGAGATAAACCACCTAAAAGACCAAGGCGACATAAAAAGAAATTGAATAAAAATGAAAAGCGTAGTTATAAAAAATATAATAGACAGGGTAGATGCTAATGCAAGAATTTATTTGTCCTAATGGTCGAATGTCAGTTAATGGAGTTTGTCCAATATTTGAAGGTGATGATGGCCAAATAAAAGATTATCAAACACCAAAAAATTTAAATAAATTAAAAGAAGATAGAAAGAAAAGTGGTTTCTTTAAATTTGATTTTGAAAAAGAAACTCCATCATCTAAAAAAAGTGCGAGTAATATTATAAATGAAAATATAGGAGCTTATAATTCTTTTATAGAAAAGAAGAATTTAGGTATACCTTCAAGTGTTCAAAACGTAGCCAGAGTTGGTTCAGCTATATCTGGTTTTGGAACTTACGGAGTTATAGGAGCAATTGCTCCTTTTGCAATTCCATTTGTTGCAGGTGCTGCTTTAAATATCAATCAACAAAAACAACAAGCACAGCAAGAAGCAATTGCAAGAGGTATGCAAGAATCAAACAGAGAAAATAAAACTGGTGGTTATCAAGCTGGATATAGTAGTGATTTTATGGAAGGACCATCTGGTGCAGGTTATGGTATGGGTGCAGCAGATAAAGGTGGCTCTGATACAATGGGAAGTACTTAATTATGGCAAGAACAAGAATAAGACCTAGAAGAAGACGAGAAAGACCAATTAAAACATCAGTTAAATCTGGTAACTTTAGACCAACTAAATCAGGAGCAGGAATGACACGTAAAGGTGTTATGGCTTATAGACGAGCTAATCCTGGTTCTAAATTACAAACAGCAGTTACAGAAAAAAAACCTACTGGTAAACGTGCAGCTAGACGAAGAAGTTATTGCGCAAGAAGTTTAGGGCAATTAAAAAGAAGCTCTGCTAAAACAAGAAATAATCCAAATTCTAGAATAAGACAAGCTCGTAGAAGATGGAGATGCTAATCATTATTTTCTAGCCTTTAGAAAAACTTTTGTTATATAATACCCATTATGAACTTAAAATGGGATCTGAAAAAACAAATAGATGAAAGACGTAAGCAGGAATCTGCTACGTTTCAACTTCGTAAAAGAAGTAAAGAAAGTGTAGCTAGACCTAAAGCTACTAGAAACATTACATCTAGCGATCCAAGATTACAAGGAATATAATGGCTAAAAGTCCTAAAACAACAGGCGAACATTTAGTTGCTCTTTATGGACATGTCACTGGCTTAAAAAAAGATATCAGCATAATTAAAAATAATCATCTGAAACATATGCACGATGATATTGAAGGTTTGGGTGGCAAGATAGATAAAATCTATTGGGTATTATTAGCTGGAGTGGGGACTGCAGCATTGATGTTATTAGAAAAACTTTTATGAAAATAAATGAAAATACTAATATTGGACTTCCATTAAGAAATTTAATTGGACTAATAGGTGCTATCATTGTTGGTGCATGGTTTGCTTTTGGTGTAATTGAAAGATTAAATAAATTAGAAACTAAAAATCAATTATTTGAGCAAGACCTATTAGCAGCTAGTGCTCAAAAACCAATTGACCAAGAACAATTTATGTTATTAGAACATATTGCACAACAAGTAGAAAAATTAGAAAAAACTCAAGAACAAAATATGACAAATAAAGTCAATATTGAGCGTTTACAAGCTGACGTAGAACGATTACAAATAGATGTTGAAAAATTAAAAGATTCAGTTAGGGCTAACATTGGTAAGTTAAATGGAAACTCCCATTAACGCAGGATCTTTTCAAGAATACGATTATAATAACGAAGACGCAGAGTGCGAGTGGAAACAAAATGATAAAAATAGTATTTGCTCTATGCCTGTTTGTGAATGGGCAATTGGTGGAACACAGGATTCAGGACAGTTTATCTACCTGTTTGAAGATGAAGCGTGAAGCTACTAGGAATATGGAAATGACTAATAAACAATTTATATGCGGCGAAGTAGAAGCTGAAATTGTTAAAAATGTAGATGGATCAGAGAGTATTAATAAAATTATTAAACCAAAATAATACTTTAAAAATTTAAAATGATATCTTATATATAGTTCAAAATAGGAGGCAATATGTTTAATATATTAGATTTATTTGACTACAACAAACAAAAAGAATTCTGGACTTCTTTCAATAAAAAGCTAGTAAAATACATGGAAGACTGGTCAGATGATGTAAAATCATCTTTCAATAAGAAATAACCAAAACTCCCTTTTGTTGGTTTAATCACTGGAATAATTTACTTTATTCCAGTGATTTTTTGTTTTATAAGTATATAGGAATTGATATGGTGTGAACCAGGAGGTATTGATGGAAACATGAGAAAAACAAAATCGCAGAAAAAAATCTCTAAAGTAATGAGAGAATATAAAAAAGGGAAATTACCTATTGGTAAATCAAAGAAAAAAGTTAAGTCAAGAAAGCAAGCTATCGCTATAGCTCTTTCTGAGGCTGGTAAATCAAAAAAGAAAAAACGTGCTTAATAGAGGAGGCTTTAGTAATATTATGAGTAAACCAGGATTGTATGCAAATATAAATAGAAGAAAAAGAAAAGGTATTTCAAGACCTAAATCAAAATCAACAATTTCAAAAGAAGCATATGCAAATATGAAAGCGGGTTTTCCTAAAAAGAAAAAGAAAAAAACTAAAAAAAGCAAAAGAGCATAATGGCATTAGAAGTTGAATTAGAAAAAAAGAAACTTGAATATACTAACGAAGATGGTCAAAAAGTTAGAGTTGATATAGATCAAGAAGAAACTGAAAAAGAAGAAGAAGCATTTGAGTCAAATCATTATTCTAATTTAGCAGAAGAATTAGATGAATCTGAAATAAGATCAGTTGGAAGAGATTTAATTAAAGCTTACGAAGATGATAAATCTTCTAGAAAAGATTGGGAAGATCAATACTCTAAAGGATTAAAAATGTTAGGAGTAGTTGTCGAAGATAGAAATGATCCTTTTCCTGGAGCTTCAGGTGTTCATCATCCATTAATGTCAGAAGCTGCAACTCAGTTTCAAGCAAGAGCAGTAGCTGAAATGTTTCCAGCAGGTGGTCCTGTTAAAACTCAAATAATGGGTAAACAGTCTGATAAAAAAATTGAACAAGCTCAACGTGTTCAAGACTTTATGAATTATCAAGTTACAAATCAAATTACAGATTATTTTAATGAACTTGATCAAATGTTATTTTTCTTAGCTCTATCAGGCTCAGCATTTAAAAAAATATATTTTGATAATACTTTAGATAGAATTTGTAGTAAATTTGTACCAGCAGAAGATTTTGTAATTTCATATCAAAATACAGATTTAGAAACTGCAGAGAGATATACTCAAGTAATGAAAATATCTCGTAATGAATTAAAGAAACATCAGATATCAGGATTTTATAGAGAAATACCATTAAGTAAAAATGATAGTGGAAGTAATGATCAAGATACCGTAGAACAAACTATGCAAAGATTAGAAGGTATGTCACCTTCTCAATCTGATAAAATACATACAGTTTTAGAAATACATGCTAATTTAGATTTAGGAGAAGATGATGATGGATTAGCTTTACCTTATATTGTTACAATTGATTATGATTCTACACAAGTATTATCTATTAGAAGAAATTGGAAAGAAGATGATACTTTAAAAAGAAAAAGAACTTATTTTATTCATTATAAATATTTACCAGGTTTAGGTTTTTACGGTTTTGGATTAATTCAAATGATCGGCGGTTTACAACACGCTTCTACAGGTGCTTTAAGAGCTTTATTAGATTCAGCAGCATTTGCAAATTTAAATGGTGGATTTAGAGCTAAAGGTGCAAGAATAGAAGGTGGCGATATAACAGTTTCTCCCGGAGAGTGGGTGGAGGTCGAAGCTTATGGAGATGATCTTCGTAAGTCATTTATCCCTTTACCATTTAAAGAACCTTCACCCACATTATTACAACTTTTAGGAGTTTTAACAGAATCAGGAAGAAGATTTGCATCAATTGCTGATGCTATGGTAGGTCAATCTGCAGGTAGTGGTCCAGTAGGAACTACAATAGCTCTTATTGAACAAGGTAGTAAAGTATTTTCTGCTATTCATAAAAGATTACATCAAGCTCAAGGTAGAGAATTTAAATTAATCTATGAATTAAATGGAGAATATCTAGATGATGAATATCCTTATGAAGTAATAGGAGAAACTAAAAAAATTAGAAGAAAAGATTTTGATTCTGCTATTAATGTTGTACCAGTAAGTGATCCTAATATATTTTCACAAGCTCAAAGAATAGCTTTAGCTCAAACAGGACTTCAATTAGCACAACAAGCACCTAGTATTATTGATACTAAAGAAGCTTACAGAAGATTTTTACAAGCTTTAAATATTCCTGATTATCAAGATTTAATAATTGAAGATGAAGACGTACCTAGACGAGACCCTGTATCTGAAAATATGGCTTTATTAAATGGTAAACCTATTAAAGTATTTGAAGATCAAGATCATCAAGCACACTTAGCAGTACACCAACAATTTATGATGGATCCAAGATTTGGTGGTAATCCTCAAGCTAAAGAAGTTTTATATCCATTAATGATGGCTCATATGGGTCAGCATATGGCATATTTATATCAACAACAAATGCAAGCTCAAGTACAAGAAGGTATGCCAACATCTTCTGGACAATTTAATAAAGAACTTAAAGATGAAAAACCACAAGAAATTAGTATTGAACAAGAAAATAGAATTGCTGCAGCTGCAGCACAAGCTGCTCAACAATTAATGGGTAGTATGCCACCTTCACCAGAACAACAAAAAATGCAAATGGAACAACAAGAAAAGCAAGCACAATTACAATTAAAAGCTGAAGAATTAAATATTAGAAAAGCTAGATTTGCAGAAGGTGTTAAAAATAGTGAAAGACAAAATGCAAGAAAAGATGCTGAGACTAAAGCTAAAATAGTAGAGACAGCTTCTAAAGTTGCAAGACGAGATAGATAATGGCAGTATCAGGAGAAGAAATAAGACAAGCTAAAAAATTTTTAGAGAATAAAAAATACTCTATTAAAAATGTTAAACCTAGACTTTTTGCATTAGTTGCAAAAGAGTTACAAGTAAAATATACAGACCTTTTAAATAGGTTTGAGAAAGCATTAAATGTCGGAACGTCTGATCAGAGCGATCAAAAATAATATTAAAGATTATAATACAGAATTAGGTAAAAATTTGTTGTCTAAAGGTGTAGATAATATAGAAGAATTTAAACGTGTCTATGGTATGTCACAAGGTTTAAATAAATCATTAGAAATTATTAATGAAACAGTTGAAAAATACCAGAAAGGAATAATAGAAGAAGATGATTAGTAATGAACAGTGGGCAACAGATAATGATGTGCCTACTCCAGATAAAGTACCACAACCAGTTGGTTATAGAGTTTTAATTAGACCTAGAGGTGTAATTGAAAAAACTAAAGGAGGAATTTATTTGACTGATAATTCTAAAGAAACACAATCTTATATGAATTCTGTAGGTCAAGTAATAGCTATGGGTCCAGAATGTTATTCTGATAGAAAAAACCCTTGGTGTAAAGTTGGAGATTGGGTAGTTTTTGGTCGTTATGCAGGAGCTAAAATATCTGTACAAAAAGTCAAAATGGTGATAATTAATGACGATGAGGTACTTGCTACACTAGATAACCCAGAAGTAGTATCTCAACAATTATAATATACGTTGACATGTGTCAACGACAACATAGGAGAAAACTATGATAGACAATGAACAAGAACAGAAAGAAATAGAAGTTAATTTAGCTGATGATTCTTCAGAAAAAGAAATAGAGATTCCTAAGAATCCTATTGATGATTTAGTAGAACAAGCTGAAACTTCAGAAAGAGAAGAATCAACTGAAAATGAAAAGGAAATTAAAGTTCAAGAAACTAAAAAAGTTCCTGCATATTCAGATGATATGCCATATTCTGAAAAAGTTCGTAAAAGAATTGCTAAAGAAGTGGCAAAAAGGGCAGAAGCAGAACAAAAAGCTGTTGAATTAGAACAAAGATTAGCTGATTTAGAGAAAAAAACTTTTGATATAGCTAATAAATCTTTAAAAAATCAATATTCTACAGTTTCTGCACAACTAAAAGAAGCTATTGAACAAGGAAATACTGATACTCAAGTAGAATTGTATGAAAAAATGGCTGATATTAGAAATCAAATGTCAAAAACTGAAGAATATTCTGCAGAAAAGCCTAAAACTAAAAAAAATGACGCAAAAGTACCGCCTTTAGCAGCAGATTGGGTTAAAGAAAATAGTAGTTGGTTCAATAAACCAGGTCGTAGAAAAGAAACAGCGATGGCTTATGGAATTGATGCTGAGTTAACCGAAGAAGGTTGGGATGTTAATGATCCTGGTTACTATGATGAAATGAATAAACGACTAAAAGATAGTGGTTTAGCTTTTTTCAATAAAGATGAGGAAAACACTTCCAATTCTGCAAAAAATGTGGTACAAAAGAACAACAGAGTGCAATCTCCAGTTGCTGGTGTTAGTCGTAAAAAAGCTACTGACAGTAATAGAGTGAAGCTTACTCAAGATGATCTTGCTACAGCTAGAAACTTTGGCATAGACATTAATGATGAAGCGGCACTAAAACGGTTTGCTAAGGAAGTAAAAAACTTTAGCACCAATACGTGAACTAAAGGAGCACGACTATGAGTAATAAAATAAAACACGAAACTCAAACTGAGAAATCAAATAGAGTTTCACATTGGCAGCCAAGTAATTTACTTGAAGCGCCTGAACCAAGAGCTGGTTACAAACAAAGATGGATTGCAACTATGATTTTGGGACAGGATCAGCCAACAAACGTTGCTAAACGTATGCGAGAAGGTTGGCAACCTCGTGACCCTAAAACGGTTACTGGTGGAAAATCTTATGCTACGATAGAACATGGCAAGTTTGCTGGTTTTATTGGAATAGAAGGAATGG